TTAAATGTGGATTCTGAATACCTCATCGCAGTTAGGAAAAAATAATGAGCGGACCATACGTACCGATAGAAGATCTAGCCAATCACTTCTCAGTCTCAGTGTCCACCATCCGTGGGTGGATAAGACGTGATCAGATCCCAAAGCACACTTTCATAAGAGTGGGAAACACATACCGATTTTCAATTGACGATGTTTCGGTAGCTTTATCTGCTCCAAAACCGGCTAGCCCTGCAAGACAAGCATGGGAAGAAGCAAAAATTAAAGAGACAGAAAGAGATGAACCTGATGAGTCTTTTGACGGTATACCGGATGACGATGATGGCAATGGTAATGCCGACGACGGGGGGATTATGACATTGGATACTAATGATGCACCACTTGTTATCCCTCACGATTTTGACGAAGACCAAGATCTATAAAACGAATGCCTGAATTTTTAAGACGTCTTAGTATACGTGATAAGAAGTTTAGTGAATTTACAGGTGGTAACGAGATAGTTATTAGCCACGAAAATTTTCGGAACATAATAATTATCAATGCGGCCCCTGTCTCACGTTCTTATTACGAGGACAATTACGATCCTGACAAAGTAGCTATGCCGATTTGCTGGTCTGCTGATACGCAAATTCCTTCCAAGGATGTGCCGGAGGACCAACGTCAGGCAGCTCGATGCATGGATTGTACTTATAATATAAGAGGTTCTGGTTACGGGAGTAGTAGAGCTTGTAGGTTTTCGCAACGTCTAGCTGTAGTTATGGAAGGGCAGTTAGACGTAGTATATCAATTACGCTTGCCTGCTACTTCAATTTTCGGTGAATCCAAAAACGGTAATATGCCTATGCAAGCGTATGCTCGGTTTCTCAGAGAGCATAATAGCCCAGCCGTTACTGTAGTTACCCAGATATATTTTGATACCGACAGTGGCACACCAAAACTTTTCTTCAAACCTAGTCGCCCTCTGGAGGATGAGGAGTTAAAAATGGTTTCAAAGATGATAGATCATCCTGACACCATAAAATGTATAACTTTGGATTTTACACCATTGTTTGAGGGTACGAGAACGTCCCCATTTGAAAGCACAGATGGGTTTCAATTTGACAAACAGGAGATGACTCATGGCTGAAACTAGCCCAGTTTATGTTATTGACGATGTAGAAGCTCTATGGCCGCGCATCAATTGCACGTACAGGTTCGATCAAAAGGAAAGACGGTCGGTACCTTGTGATCCATTTGATGACGGCGCTAAGTACGAAATTAATTTTAAGATGTCCAAAGCACAGGCCAAGGAACTGCGTAAGGACATGGTTGAAGCCTACGATGGTAAGGTTAAATCAGAAAAAGATTGGCCCGATAGCTTTGAGAATCCGTTTACCAAAGATGAGGACGGAAATTACATTTATAAGGCCAATTTGAAGGGCGCATATGGTAAAGACGCTACCAGAAAACCAGCTCAATTCGATGCCAAAAATACAAAACTTGGTGACGATTTTCTTCTGACCACGGGTAGCAAAATCAATGTTGCCGTTACATTCACGCCCTATCATGGGAGCATGGGAACAGGCGTATCTCTACGATTGCGTGCCGTTCAGGTTATCAAGTATGCTCCCCTAGAGGCATCTTCACCGTTTGGCGCAACTGATGGTTTCGAGGCTTCCGAAGGCAATCCGTTTGTCTCAGGAGCCAAAGGAGAACCGAATGGGGAAATCAAAGAACCCAAGAAAGTAGTTAAAAAATCTGCTGCTGCTGCTCCAAAATCTAAGGACACAGATTTGGACGCTATTGTAGATGATTGGGACGATTAGCCTCTACTAATATAAGCCGCGGCTACAGAGCGGGAGTAAATTGTGAAGTAGCCGTGGTTTTCTAGTCTTTAGGTAGGGGAAATGGAAACAAAAGAATTTTTACGGAGAGCGTTGGGGGAGAGTGGTTTCTATTGTATTTTTGCATCGCGTGGGTCTGATGACCGAAGGGTGCAAAAATTTCACGACTCCATAGACACTTTATTTAACACGGCCCGCAAATTAGATGGGAATGGTTTTGACACATATTTTGCGTTAGCTACGTTTAAAGAAACCGGTTCACGCAAAGTAAACAACGTCAAACAACTTAGGTCGTTTTTCCTAGATCTTGATTGCGGCCCCAGCAAAGATTACCAAAACCAAAACGAAGCTATTGCTGCGCTAAGAAGTTTTTGTAAGCAATTATCGTTACCCAAACCGCTCTTGATTAATTCCGGGCGCGGGGTGCACGTATATTGGTTTTTGTCGCAACCCATTGATTTAAAAGACTGGCTACCTGTTGCGGAACACATTAAACGTTTATGCTCAAAATATAACTTGTTAGCAGACCCAGCAGTTACATCTGATGCAGCGCGAGTATTGCGTATACCGGAAACTCATAATTATAAATCGGACCCACCACACGATGTAACGCATTTTGGTACAGGTGTTATTGAACCTATAGATTTCGATGTGTTCGTTGAATACTTTAATGATGACCCGATACCAGTTCCTACAAAACATATTCCTTCAAATAGCAATGCAGTTATGGATGCGCTGCTTGGTAACAGAAAAAACGTGTTCAAGGATATTATTTTAAAAACCCGTGGGGGTGAGGGGTGCGATCAAATACGAAATATAATAACTAATCAGGCAGACATAAATGAACCATTGTGGAGAGCAGGGTTATCCATAGCCAAATTTTGTGAGGATGGTGAAAAAGCCGCACATATTATGTCCAAAGATCATCCCGAATATACTGCACGGGACACAACAAAGAAAATGGATCTTATAAAAGGGCCGTATCTATGTGCAACTTTTGATGAATTTAACCCTGATGTGTGTGGAAAGTGTCCTAATTGGGGCAAAATAAAGTCCCCAATAAGTCTTGGTAACAGGATAAAAGAGGCCACAGAAGAAGATAACGTGGTGGAAGCTCCGTCTATTGACTTACCTGATTCACCTATCAATACATATACTATACCGGCTTATCCAGCCCCGTATTTCAGGGGGGCTAATGGTGGTATTTACATACGAATAACACAAAGAGATGGGGAAGTTGGTGAAAAACTTATATACCATAACGACTTATATGTAGTACGACGTTTATGGGACAGCGAAGTTGGGGAAGCTGTGGTGATGAGGCTCCATCTACCCCATGACGGTGTACGGGAATTTACTATACCATTGGCAGCGGTGAATTCACGTGAAGAATTTCGTAAATATATGTCCATGTATGGTGTTGCCATAAACAAGATGGATGAAATAATGCAGTATACAACGACATGGGTTAATGAATTGCAGGCTAACAGTATAGCAGATGAAGCTCATAAACAGTTTGGGTGGACAGATGATAATTGCACTTCATTCATACTAGGCAATCAGGAAATATTCGCTGATAAAGTAGAATTCAATCCTCCTTCATCGCAGACGGCTGCATTATTCACTTCCTTTGAACCGAAGGGTACATTGGAGGGTTGGAAAAAGATGATTGGTTTTTACAACAAAGATAAATTTGAGTTACATCAATTTGTCGTGGGTTCATCCTTTGGTTCCGTTCTTATGAATCTCTCCCCGATAAACTGCGCCGCACTTCATATACATAGTAAAGAGTCAGGAGTTGGTAAAACTACTGCTATAGCTGCGGCGGTTTCGGTGTGGGGTAAACCAGAAGACCTCATAATAAACGAACGTGATACATACAACACAAAAATGCACAGAGGTGAGATATACCATAACTTACCACTGTATATGGATGAACTCACGAATAGTCGGGCGAATGAACTTAGTAACCTAGCATATCAATTAACCGGTGGCAGACAGCGAGGACGTATGGCTAGCGGTGGTAATTTAGAAAGATATCGTGGTGATGCGTGGAAATTATTGGCTGTAACTACTGGTAATACAAGCATAATTGAACGTGTAAGTATGACCAAATCAATGCCGAAAGCAGAGGCCCAACGCATACTTGAAGTTAAGGTGGATCGTCTGTTTAGCGAAGCAGAAGAAAAAGAAGAACAGGATGCATTCAGTGTTGCTGTAGGCAATCAATACGGGCACGCCGGAAAAATATATATTCAATACATTATAAACAACTTAGATGGTGTTAAGAAGCTGCTCGATGAAATTCGCAATAAAGTAGACACTATGGCGGTATTGACATCGGAAAATCGGTTCTGGTCCGCGTTTGTAACCAACACTATGGCAGGATTAGTAATAGCCAAACGTGCTGGTCTTATAGAATACAACATAGGCAATGTATTTAAATGGGCCATTAAGATGCTCAAAGATAATAAGCACTATGTATCGGATATGAATGCGTCCGTTGAGGAAGTTCTTAATGATTACATTCACGAGCATTGGAGTAATGTACTGTGGATAAAAAGTACGGATGATTTACGGAAGCAAAACAACAATGGAATAGACTCTCTTATAGTACCGGATGCTATTCCGCGGGGTAAATTAGTTGCTCGATATGAGACCGACCTGAAGAAAGCCTACCTAATACCGAAACCTCTTAGGCTATGGTGCAGTGAACAGCAAATAAATTACGCTGCGTTTCTACAGGATCTAACGACAAAACTGGGCGCTACCAAAGCAAAAGTACGTTTAAGCAAAGGTACTCATATGCAGCTACCGCCTACAGATGTCATAGTTGTCAGTTGTTCTATTGAGGGTGAAGATGAAGCAGGGGGTACTCAAGAAGGATGATCTAAACCCCGATGGGGTGCGGATTATAGTGAAATGGGACGATATGGTGGCAGGTTCTTCTGTGTTTATACCGTGCATAAACACTCAGGAAGCAATGCGCCAATCGGCTAAGATATTGATAAATAAGGATTATAAAACAGAGGCGAGAGTTGTTATAGAAAATAAAATATTAGGTATTCGCATTTGGAGAACAGTGTGATAGCATTAAATAGACAGCCACCTCCCTGTCTGTCGTTCTCCTACTGACCCCTGCCATCCTCCCGGCAGGGGTCTTTTTTAA